TACCTCCTGTTATTACTGAATGTAATGTGATAAAACGTCATTGTTCTTAGGTGCATTAGATATAAGGCTTTCTGCTATCTTTTCAGCATTTGTCTTATTGTCTGCACCGCCTTTATTACTGCCACCGCCCGGAATATCCTGATGTTTTGCAATCTCCTGTTCCTTAGCCTGTGCCGCAGCTGTTTCTTTCTCGGACATAATCTTGCCAAGTTCGGTATAATCAAGGCTTCCATCATCTTTAACAACTGTCTTTGCCTGTTCAGCAGTAATTTTGAAATTAGTCATGGCTGCTTCCCTCTGGTCTCTGATAGCGTTAGATTTCTGTAAATCGGCTATCTGCTGATTAGCTGTATCTAGGGCTTTATTTGCCTTTTCAAGCTCTGTCAGATTGCCAGCCTGTATTTCATCAAGCTGCTTCTGTAAGTCATCTGCTGTGTCAGCCTTAGCCTTGTACTGCTTTGCCTTGTTTTTCTCGGTAGCAACTTCTGAATTGTTCTGATTAAGAAGATTTGTAATCTGTTCATCTGTTGCTTCTGGAAAAAGTTTTAATACATCTTCTCTTGTCATAATTACCTCCGTTAAACACACGCTTTTGTTACCGCAGGTCGCTCCTGCTGTGTCTTCTGCTATTTACCGCATAGCTGCAAAATGTATAAAATAAAAGCAGCTATCGATTATTCGATAACTGCCTTATTTTGCTGATTATTATTAAGTTGATTAACTATCTCTTGTGCTTTCTTTTCTTGTTCTTCCACATCATCAATAGTCTTATATATATTATCAAGATATGATTTTGATAAAAGGAATGTCTTTTCTGCATCTCCCCATAAACCAACTGTCTTAATTGCTATAAGTGGATGTATGCCAGCTTGTAAAAGTAAAAGCAACGTCTGCGCCTTGGTGTACATATTGTCTTGTGGACTGTGATTTATCTGTACATCAAAATCTCTAACCGATAGTTTTAAGTCTTCTCCTGCAAGTCTTAGAATATTAAGAACCACTACCGCTAACCGCTTTTCGCACGATTTAACAATAGGGTCTTTTAGCTTTGCTCTTGTCTTAGAGAAATCCCATCCATTTCTTAACTCAACCGCTCCTTGAGTATCTCCGCCTGTGTTACCCTGTTTGTTTGGTATAGCCAATATAGATAATGTGTTATCCCACAAATCTTCCTTAGCAACTTGGCATTGTGTCTGATTAAGCTCTTGTGTCATAATTTCGACATCCGACTTATTGTCCTTATTGATGGACTTAACTGTAAGAGCGTGGTTCATTTTCATTTTTGCAAATGTTTCTTCATCAACTTCGCAATTTACAAACTTAACCCAATATTCAACAAACTGCTGTATGCTATCCATTCTGTTGGACTGCATGTTATTAATAGCATCCAACATACCTATAACAAGCTCAATATCAGATATTCTTTCGTGGTTATTAGGGAACTCTACAATAGGGATTTCACCATATGTATGTAGTTTTGCTTCAACTACTTTGCTGTCAACAATTCTAAAAGACATAGTGTCGGAAAATGCCATTTTATACCAGTTTCCATCCTCGTCTTTAAGCTCTTGCACAACAAGCATAGGTTCTTCTGTGCTTTCATTGTAGACAGCGTAAGTATTCATTGGTGTAGGTGCTACAATTCTGAATGGTACATCTCCATTTTTAGGTTGAACCGCCTTAAATGATGTTCCTGTTGCTGACTGCCACTCTCCAGCTTTAATATCTTTTTCTTGTTTATTGGCATCCGCCATAAAATCATTGAGTATATCAACCGCCTTATTGATAGCTTCATCATCTTTACGGCTAATAAACTGAATTGGCTCGCCATACGTCTGTCCTACTTTGAATTGAACAATTTCATATGCGTGGTTTTCTACAATCTTATTTGTAATATCCTCGTTAGTTAGCTTATGTCTATATAATATTGGTTGGTCGCCTTTGTAGTAATGCCACAGATACTTAATAACTGGCTTATTCCAATTAAATACACCTATAGTACTTCCAATAACCTTAACAACATTGTTAGCAGTTATTGTATCTACATTCGTATATGCAATTTTTCTACCATAACAACCTCTGACAAGGTCTTGAAAATACATTGTGTTCATATCTGTGTTCATATCTTGCTCCTAATAAAATGTCATACCACTTGAGCTTCTGCTCCGTGGAATTTCTTTAATCTGAAAATTATCATCATCATTCGGCACATACCAAATCCATTTATGACAATGTTTGCAAGCCAGCTTGTGTGTGCGTGGGTCTTTCTTATCTGCCTTAGTTAAAAACTTATGGCAGTTCGGACACATGATTGATTTATCTTTATTCATATAAAAATTCATATTTTTACCTCGTTGCATAACAAAAAGCACCATCACAATTAAGTAACGGTGCTTTCGATAAGGAATGTTTTGTTTATGAAAAACATCTTTGTAACTTCTTACAGATACAGTATATCATTAGTGCAATATGACATTCTATGACATCTTTTATAAATATTCATTTCCATATTTATCCTCAAAGGCTTGCAGGGCTTTAGCATGTATTCTGTGTACTTGCCGCCAGCACCAGTCTGTTTCATTTGCAATTTTTTCAAATGTAAACTTTCTGACATATCTTAGAAACAATACTGTGTAATAATCTTCGTTGTTTATCTGCTCTATCTGCTCTATTATTTTGTTCTTTACATCAATGTATTTATCTATAAGCTTATCAAGGTTTTCTTCTATTTGTTCAAGTCTGACATATCCGCAGCCTGTTTTGTCTGGATCTGATGATGACATAACTCTTTCTTCATTAACAACCGCTGATATGCTGTATGATAATTCTTTATACTGTGTTATTTCTATCAATTTATTATCAATTATCTTGTTGTAATAACTTATCTGATTCAGATAGTCCTTAGTTGTCATAATAGATTAATACCTCCTGAATGGATTTATAGCAGCTTCAACCTTTGCTACTCTATTGCCCTGTGTCATCCTCAATGCAAAATTTGAAAATACATCTGGAACATCATCTAATTGTTTCTTCCCTGATACTGAATACTGTTTTAAAAGCGACATCATCACTCCGTATGGTTCATTAGGTTTGTAAAGTGATGCGTCTTTAAAAATAATGTGTTGCAAAATCCAGTTAGAACATTGAAAAATCCTTGCCTCTTTGTTTGTTTCTGTAGGCGTATCTGTAATATTACATATCCAGCCTACACTCTCCACACGCTTATTAACTTCCATTGCAACCCTATCTCCACCTGCATTACGCTCAAATTCGCACTCTTGCACTTTGTTATTCACAAGCACTCCTGCAGCATTTCTGTATTGTTCTTCATAATCTGCTGTGTTGTCACATACGCAATCAACGCAGTAATAATCTTCTCCGTATTTTTGCAATACAGGCAGTACAAAATAATCTGTACCTTTTCCTTTTGTATCGCATTGAGCTGTGATAATTTCTGGCTCTCCGTGTGGCAAATTGAGGTATCTTCGGATTTTATCGTCTGGGAATAATAAGCCCTCACGTTCTATAGGGTCTTGTTTATACAAGCAGCGATATGAGATTTCATCCATAAGTAGCTGAATATCTTCAAAATCCTTTACTGTATAGCCACCAAATTCAAAGTCAAAATTACTTTCTCCTGTTACTGGGTCTACATCAGGCACGGATATTACTTTAACTCGTTTGTTTCCCTCATAAGCTTGTATAATACGTCCTATTACGTCTCTAACGCTCCACCTTGTAGCAATATGTATTTCTTTACATGGGTTTCCATCCTCGTCCGGTATCTTTCTTTGTCGTGCATCTACTGCATATTTATCCCACAATTTATCAAGATAGGTTGGGTTTAGTGCTTCTTCAATGCCACCTATCATATCATCAACTAGTAGAAATTTATTGGCTCTGACTTTACCGGCATTTTTACTGCCGACGGATGTACATTGTACAGATTGAAACGGCTTATATTTTCCTACGTTAAACTGTTCAAGTTTTGCATTTGTACTTGTTACTTCAAGTCCAGGAAACACTTCTCCCCATGTATACTCGTCAGCGTTTGTGACAATATCGTATACTCCATCATAATACATTCGTGTAATGTCTCCGCTGTGTGAATAAAAGAGGTTATATCCGTTTGAGTACCAACCTATAACCGCAGAATGGAAAAACTTTTCGATTGTGGTTTTTCCTGTTCCGGGTGGGAGAGAAATACATAAAATATCATATTTATCATCAATCATGCCTTGTAATGCTTCTATTAAGCCTATTTTGATAAACTGTTTTCTTCTCGGCATATAGAATCTTTCTTTAGGTTCACGTTTCTTTTCTATGTATCTAAAAAAACTGTCAACAACCTTGTGTTGTGCTTCAATCAGCAAAATATCGTAAAACCAATTAATCAATTCATACTCTACTTTATTTGCAAAAGCATATTTTTCCAAACTCCATATCGTTCCACCTGTCTTATCCTTGCAGAAACGCTCTATAAGCTCTTTTGCCCTTTCTGTAATTTGTAGTCCATACTCAATATCTTTCTCGCCATTTATGGCTACACTACAAGCGTCTACATAGGCATTAATTACCTGTTCATCAATTCCATTTCTCTTTATGTAATTTTCATATCCATTAACTGTAGAAATAAGGCTCTGACTAGCCATAAAGAAAAGCACCTCCGCCTTTTAGCAGAAGTGCCTTATAGACCTCTGCCTATAATTGTTCTAGGGTAGCGACTGAAATCATTTATCAGCCGGTATTAACATTTTATTTTACTTCAATATCTGGAACAATTCTCTCTGGGTAAAATATCAGCTCATAATGGTACTTGTCTGTTCCGCTTGGTTCTGTCTGTTCCATAACATAACAAGTCCAATCATTCAGATAGATGTAATCCTTGTAGTATGTATTTTCTCCTGTCTTAATTGTAACAACAAGTTCATTTGCATTGTTATTACTCAATGCCATATATCCCTCTGCCTGCAACATAATTGTATCTGTTCTGGCATTTGTAACTGTAATTTTTCGATACAAATTAAATTCATCGGCATCCTTTGACAAATTGTGGTTCACAACAGTAGATGTTCTACAACCTGTTAATCCTGCCACCATAATAATCATTGCCATTGCAATACTTAATTTCTTTTTCATAACCTCATTCCTTTCTCACACCATTTGCTAATGATTTTGTTTCCTCTAATATTTTCATTTCTAAAGCTCTTGAAAACTCCATATTGTCTTTAGGGTATCTTCCTAAGATTGATTTTGCGTACTCATTAACTGCATCAACGGAAACATCAATACCTATTACTTTTTCAGATACCTCAACACATTCTGTTCTCTTTTCATCATTTGTGCATTTATTGTCTTTGTTGTATCGGCAAGTAATTAAGTTACAATCATTCATTCCTCATAAACCTCTCAAAATCTTTCCTGCACTTAGGGCATAATTCAAAACTATTGCTTTCTCTTTGCGTTTTTCTCTTATAAATAACTCCGCAGATACCAAGGCTGTATGATTGTTTTTCTACCTCAATATTTGCAACAGCACTATAGTTGTACTCGATTTCCACACCGCACCTGTCGCAAGTGTGCCTTTCTTTTTTGTGTTTCATAAAATCCCTCGCTTACAAATCAAGTTTATTCAAATAATCTGTTCCACTATTTTTAAGTGCCTTGCTAATGCCGTTAATCATATTAGCCATTGTCTGTTCAACTTCCTTTATCTTTTCAACATTTCCACCACATTGAAACGACAAATAGCTTTTCTGCCAATCGCTTGCATTTACAACTATATTGTTATGAACATCTTTCTGCGTAATCATATTCCACCAACTTTCTAAGCACCATACATAAACATATTTCCAAAATGCAAATCATTTAGTGCTTTTTCTAATTCGTCTTTGTACCTAAATGGACTTAAAGGGCTTTTTATTTCTTCCCTCAATATAGGCGACATATTGTCTATCAAAATGCCTTGTGTAGTGCTTGCAAGATTTTGTGGTGGCAAATCTGCTAAAGCGCATAACTCCATTCTTTTATGGTCGCATTTTTCAGATTCAGGGCAACTTTTACATTTTTCTGCTAATTTACCTAAAGGTTCTGCCATCATTCCACCAACTTTCTACCGCAGATAGGGCAATAATTGATTTCAAACTCTCCCTCTCCATATTCTTCACCGCTGTTGTCATAACAAAGTTTATAACAATAGCCATAATTAGTTGATTCTATATATGCTCTGCCATATGTATAGCCATTTTCAATCTTCTTCTTTTTACCATTGCAAAATTCACACATATCACTTCTTCCCCCATAAATTATCTGGTAACTCCTCGCCGCCATAAATCTTGTTAGCGTATTTAAGGAATGTTGGTTTGCTACAACCTGCTATCTTTGCCGCTTTTCCCTGCGAAACCTGCCCCGATACATAAAGGTTCATTGCTTCGTAAAATTTATCTTTGTTTAGTGGGTGTACTCCCATAGCCATAATAATCACTCCTTGCTTTCGCACCAACTGCTCTTACAAGCGTGGTTCATAATGTTGATTAAAACCTTTTCAGAAGAAAAATGAACTAAGCTGTAATCGCATTTTGCCGAAAACTTTGTATTGAAATATTCATCAACTAACATCTTGTAGTCTGTATTATCGTCCATATCACTTATAGCTGCGTAATAGGTATCTGTATATCCGTCACGCTCTATGTCGGTTTCTTTTGTTAAATTATCTACTACTCTTGATAAAACTTTATCTGTTAATGGGTAGTGATATTCTCCAGTACATTCTCCGTGTTTATCTAAAAAGTATTTAAAGAATGCTTCTACATTTTCTTTGAGTGTTTTATCATTAGTCCAATCATAAGCTATCTTGCCAGCTCTGCTTATCATTCTCTCTTCGGCAACTTCCCAATCACTTTGAGAGTATTCGCTTATTGGCTTAAACTCTTTCGCTTTTTTATCTTTGGGTAAAAAAGAATTACACTGTTCTCTGTCAAGAGAATTACTTTTAGTATTTAATTCATTAATATTTTGTATATTAGTATTTAATTCATCAGTACTTAATTCATTAGTATTTAATTGTCCGTGGTTTTCTACCTGTTGACATTCAACCCCTAGATTTTCTATATCTTGTTTTTCTACTTTCTGTTTATGCGGTTCTTCGTAAACCTCGTAAGTGTATTTTATTCTTCCACCATTGCTTTTTGTTGGATTTTCCTTGGTAACTGCAACATAATTATTATCTTTTAATTCATTTAAAGCCGACTTAACGGCTGTTTCATTCTCTTTGCTTATTGCAACTAACCCAGCTATTGAATAATCCCAATTATCGGGCAATGAAAGCATTACAGATAATAATCCTTTTGCTTTCAGGCTTAAATTCTTATCCCTTAAATGAGTATTACTCATAACCGTGTAATTTTTTGTTTTATGCACTCTAATTGTTGCCATAATTAAATACCTCCGCTTGATATTATTTATGTATGCCTGTGATACATACTCCGCTTAATTAATAAAAACAACAAACAGGCACAGCGGAAGTGCTTTTCGGTCTGCATCACCTAGTTTGTTGTAATCGGATAGACAGGACTTGAACCTGTGACTACTTGAATGAATCAAGCGTTGCTCCCAACTGAACTACTATCCGTAAAGACGTTACCACTATCTGTTTTACAACTGTCTAATGCGCCCAACATTAAACTTTGAATAGTGGCATAGATGCGTTGCAATCCTATGAGGGTCGGCATTTGCAAATTATCCCTCGCGCTTTCAGGATGTTCTTTTGAACCGCACCTAACACAGATAGCAGGAATCGGACCTGCATAACGATTTTACTCGTTAGAGAGACTAGCAATCTCTTGTGATACCATTACGCCATATCTGCAAATACCGCCTATAACGGCTATCAAGAAACAAGAACAGAAACAATAAAATATTAGGGGTGTTTTGATAAGGAGTGCTTCTTGATAAGCTGATTTTCACATGGCTATGTATATACACGCCAAACCCTCTCAAGCGGTCTTGCACCGCTTTTAACTGAACAAAATCCAAAGAGGTATATGAAAGGAGGACTGTTCTGTGTAAAATGCAAAAACACAATAATGAACAGCCAAACAAATAAAAAGAAAAATAAACTACCCTTATGGGAATCGAACCCATATAACAGGAATCAAAATCCTGTGTATTAGCCATTATACTAAAGGGCAATAGCAGCTATTCCCAGTATGCATTCGCCACAAGTCGCAGTGTGCTATCCTTTGCAACCATTATACTTTCATTGACTGACACGACTATTCTGACAATTCTATGTATTTGTCAATGTACCACTTGGCTTTTTGAATATCCTCTAAGCCATTCTTTCTACCACTTCGATAATTGTACTTAAAAGCATTGAGCAAACAGAATGTTTTAACAGCTTCGATACCGAATATCTCAATCATTACATCTATGCACTCATATTTGCCAGTGCAATAGTGCTGTGGATGATTTACAGCGTCATATACGACATTCCCTTTAACATTTGGTGCAACAATACCTAATGAAGTAAAATTGTCTGATTTGCCGCCACCTAGCTCAATTCTTGGCGTATCTTCACCACGATTGCCTAGCTTTGAATCATCAGTCTTTTTCTCAAGCCTATCTGTAGACTTTTTATCGTTAGTACGCATAGCCATAGCCAAACCTAGATACTTATCGCACTGCATTTCTAACTCCTGACTCTTTTTTATTTTTTAAAATTTTTTGGAATTTACTCGGCTGAATTAGCCGTTTTGATGTGTGTATTTATTGAATATCTTGTGAATAATTAAGATATATTTATTATACACTTATCTATCAGATTTGTACAGTAGATTTATTGATTATATTATGTAAATTATTATCAAAGCTATATATTAATAAATATAATGGTTATTGTATATAGTTTAATAAATTATTATTGGTTGGTTATGTATATATAAATATATATAATAAGCCTTTTTATTTTTGAGAATATTTGAGCGACTTAGTTAGGCTCGCAATGCGTGTATATATAACCCCCACGCCATGCGCTATACATTTTGCACAATGAAATCAGCCAGAGCGGAGCCATTGCACAATGAATAATTATCATACAATTGCTGTCAACCCGTTTGTTTACTGGCTTTGTCGTGTTTTTGTCGCTCAAATGTTCTGTTTCATCACTTCGCTAAACTCAACTTTAGCGAAATCATTGCATAATATGCAAAAGTGCCGCAATTCGCTTGTTTACTGGCTTTGCGGGATTCCTTGTATATCTTGCACAATGATTTCTTGTTGTGCAATTTGACGAACATTAGAGCCTTGAGCGTTTCCGGATGTGCCAAGCTGCGGAAGATCTGATGCGGTCTTAATGACTTTCGTGGTGCTTTCTCTGCTCACGCCTGGAAGATTCCAACCGAAGCGGCGATTCATAACCGCAAGCTGCCCGACTGGGTTCTTACCGGACCAGAGCCGAGCCTCTCCGCTAGATTCATAATCTTTTGACAGTTTTTCCCACAAATCGTAAGCCGAAGTACTTAGTTTTGATGCTCTCTTCTCATTCGCCCAATCATATATAACAGTCTCATTTATACCTGTTAATTTACAATATCCACTTATAGTACATATTTTATTATACTTATAACACATATATATATAATAATCTGCTATATAATTAAGATACTCATAATTATAACTATTGCAATTGCTATTATTAATATTACTATACTGGTTATTATAATTATTATTATTATATCCCTGTAATTTACCCTTTAATTTTAATCTATTAGTGCCCTTAAAGGTATTATTGTATACATAAATCAAAGCAGCATAAAAGAGAGATTGCGGAGCTACTGTCATATCTTCGATATTTTCATTTGCGCAGAATCGCTTAAAATGCATATCAATCTCATTTTCGAAAATTTCTTCGCTGTCTGCTGTTTCCTGTACTTTCTCCATCTGTTCCCCTTCCTGCCGGAGCTTATCCAGCTTATTATAATATATACTAATAACATAAAAATAACCCAATAACTATTATATAATTATCGGGTGTATAACTGTTATTTAATTATTAGAATAATATAGCATAGATATATATATAAGTCAAATAAAAAAGAGAGCTGAAGCCCTCTTTAATATACGCCACTGCGTTACGGTTAATCATTGAACACGTCAGAAAACATGTTTCAATACATCAAATGTTATTGTTTATCATCCGACAAAAATATAATATACAATTACTAATTATTTGTCAAGATAATTTTTTTAGCTCTTTCAAGAGCTTTTTCGAAATCTACAGTCTTGTCATTTTTAACAAGACACCAGTAATTGCAGAAAGCAATATGCCCAAATCTCCAGTCTGAACCCATTCTGGCTTGTGTGTCGCTGCCAACATAAAAATCGTAACCCACGGCTTTATATTCGCCGTTTCCTATATGCTCCGTCGCTTCTACTGCGAAAACTTCGTCAGATTCAAACTTTTCTAAGTTATCCTCACTAAAAAATTTTTCTAAATTCTTAATATCCTCGCTTTTTACTTTTCCATTTTTGTCAAATCTAATGTAAAGCTCTCTCATCTGTTCCACCTTTCAGCCTTTCGGCTGCCCTTTCTTTGTTTCTGCCATTATAATAAACCAATTATCGTTTATTGTCAACACTTTTTAAAATCTTTTTTGGTTTATTTTTTCTCTACATATTTAATGATGTTTCCCGGTTGCATATCCAACAACTCACATAGCTTTTCTATTGTCTTAATTCCCACCATTTCATTTTTGCGTATCTTCTGCACTGCTGATTGGCTGATTAAGTTCTCTTTTAATATGCGTGTGGAATTATAGCCACTTTCTTTAAGCGTATCAAGCACATCTATTTTATATACAAGCATAGCTTTGTACCCTCCTATATTTTTTTCTTACATTATATAATTTGTGGCTTATAAAGTCAATTAAAAATAATCTAAAAAAAGTTTATTTTAGCTATTGACTTTAAACCGTTTTAGGTTTATTATAATAACTGTCAAGAGGACATACAAAAAGGCGGTCACTCCTACCAAGAACGAACCGCCACCAATCAAAAAAGAAAGGTAAGCCGATTATATCGCAATCGGCGAAATGGTACAAGGTTATGAGATTTGAAGTTAAGGGCGACACAATTACAAGTGAAACATTAGGTAAAACAGATATTTATAAAATAGTTGAAAAGATTCCATTTGGTTTCTATGTATGGAATATCGGCGAGAATATGGGGAGTGATGAATATATTCCAGTTTGCCAAGATTTGTATCCGGGAATTAAAGATGATTACTCTATCAACTCTGACACTTTAAGAGCTATTAAGCTACCAAAAGAAGAGGTTGAGTTATTAAGAGAAGCCGCAGGCCGGGGAGTTAATAGCTTAGAGACAGCAAGAAAGGCATTAAAGAGCCGCCGCCATAGTTATATGGCTGAAAAGAAGAGAGAAAGCGCACGCAAAACAATAGTTATATTTGGAAGGATTACAGAATAAGGAGGATTAAATATGAATTGGCAAGTTATAGAAACACAATATTTTAGTAAATTTGAAAGTCCTAAAGAAAAAATTGTGGCACAATTTGATACCTTAGTTTTAGCGGAGGATTTTGTTAATTTAGTTATTCCAAAAGATACACGCGACAGATTCAAGATTGAACATATTAACAAGGAGGTGTAAATTATGAAGATTTTACTTGAAAAGATTAAGAAGTTGGAACAGTTGGAGAAAGCCGCAGACGAAGCAGAAAGCAGATATAAAGAAGAGCCAGAAAGCAAGGAATTAGAAAATGCCTTTGATGAGGCATACAAGGCAGAATTTGACGCATATATCAGTGCTGCGAAGTATATCGAATATATGACAGGCGGTGCGGTTGACTTTATGAAAGCAAAGGAATTGATACAGACTAAACGCGCGGAGCTTTTGCAGCTCTTAGCATAATTAGCAAGGCTGGCTTTTCCGGGGGTTCGATTCCCCGGCTTGCTTTTACCTCGTAAGAGGATAATAAAATTGAAAGGCGGTATTTATATGAAAAAAATACAGTTATCAGACGAAAATAAAAGCGTTTTGCACATTTTAACAAGGGAAGAATGGGAAAGAATACCGAACGATTACAAAACAAATTATATCGTTGATTACACCAAAAAGGAAATAATAGACAAAACAATCAAAAGTGCTTTCTTGCCTGGATATGGTACAACATTATTTTTTGAAAATAGGCATTTTCTTATAGTTGACGACACGAAACCATTGAAAAAGTATGCTATATGGAGGAATCACGAGGTAATAGGATATTGCGAAATTGACAAGGCTACAGCGGACAAGGCAAACAGGGCAAGCAATGCATATTTTTATTTTGGTTTTGACAAAGTAACAAGCCCAGAAAAATATTAATTCTTTTCGTCATCCGTTCAGGCGGTCGGCAGGGTTCGAATCCCTGCGACGGATTTTTGCCAAATGGCAAATAATAAATATATGGAGGTGGTACCGTGAAATATGTACATTGGCTAAAAATTGACGGATATTCGAAACTTGAAGAAACTGCTTTACAATTTCAATCTATTGAAAATTATTTAAAAGCCTATCCAAAGGCTAAAGCTATGTTATATCAATATGATAGTGGCTCATTTAATTGGATAGTGCGTTTAGAGTGCGAACAGTGTTACAATGATTTAGATTTAGATGTCAATAGCAGCTCAACAAGATTAGAAAGATTTTCATCTAAACCAAAGAACATAGGAAGAGAAAGGATTTTCAAATTTCCAGAACATTACAAAAAATATATTGAATAAGGGCGTACAATCTGCGCCCTTTTTGGCTTGCTGTGGTTTGACTGGTTCGATTCCAGCCGCAAGCATTAGCATATATTTATATGCTTTTATTGTGTACCTTGAAAAATCAATATAATAATGCTATGCTTATATATAAGGCTTTTTACACCTTTTAGGTGTACAAGTGTACCCAACCGGGGCGGTGTGCGTTCTGGTGGATTCTCCAGATCTGGCGACAGCTTCCGCGACTTGCAAGGGCATATTATACCCATTTTATGCAACGCTGCCAAAGGCGTTTTAAGGCTATTTGCTTTGCGAGCTTAATAAGTCTACACCGACACAATAAAACCGCCGTACAGGTCAAATCACAAAGCCACAACGCCAAAATAAACGCGAACCACAGCCTGTCAAGTTTATATAATACACTTTAATCTGTTAAAGTTTTTCACCAATTTTTCAAGGCAAATCTGAACGAAATCGGGAGCAAAAATTGAAATTCTGTGTAACCGATTTTTAGATTCCAAAATTGCATATGACGGGGGTATCAAAATTTTTAGCAATAAAATTTGTGGAGAAATTTTTCCAATTTTTTTAGTAGGATTTGAACGAAATTTGAACCAAATTTTGAGAATTGTCAAAATTGAAATTATGAATATAAAATGTCATACCTAGGGGCGTTCAAAAAATTTCAGTTTATTTTTTTCTTACAGCATTTTTCTGTATAAATCAACGCTTTACTTGCATACCGGCATTGACTAAGCTCATATATCAGCAGTTCCTTAGTCATATCGGGGTTTGTTTTCTGAATTATCTTTAACAGTTCCTCTATCTTCATTATCCCACTCTCCTAACTGCCCCAAGTACCATATCAACAATGTCAAATATTTCATCTCCATAAGTTGCTACAAAGTCACATAAAATTTCTTCTGTTTCAATCGGCAAATAAATATCATAAGACATACAGACGGCGTGGCAGATTTCGTGTATCAGAACTTTGCGTAGCATAAATCCCTGTAGTTTGTCTGACAGATATATCGTATGCGCGTTTCTGTCAGTTACGCCTAAGCTAATTGTATTGTCTGACCGCTTTAATTCGCCCGAATTTGAATTTTTATATTGTATGTGCCAAATTGTACCATTGATTGTAAAAAACATCTGCATGCCCCCTTTTTGAATAAAACAGGCTATGAATATTGATACCCATAGCCCTTAAAATCAAATCTTAGATACAAGAGTGCTCAACTTTGTTCTAAGTAAGTTTTTCTCTTCTGCTGACATATCGGCAACCATATCTGTAATGTCGCTTGCGAGTTCCTTAGTGTAGCTGTCAAGAGACTTCATCTTATGCTCCTTATCCTCTGGCGTATTAGCTTTGTGCATTTCTTTAGTTTCTGTGTACATTCTCTTTGCCCTGTCGTAGCCACTTTCAGATGTGTGTGTGGCTGTAGGCTCTGTATAGTACATTCTGCCATACTCTCTATCCATATCACGCTCTGGGTACATATGATAATATGGCGGTTCCTCATATCCTCTTCTGCCTACATAAGTACCTTTGCCTTTAGGGGCATATCTGCCGGTAGTCTTGTATCTGTATTCATCATAGTATCTTCTGCCACCCTCTTCACCATATTCAGCTTTAAGGGTTCTAAGGAGCTCCTTGTCGTACTCTTCTTCCTCTTCATCAGCTTTCTTCATAGACTTAACGATAACAGCCTTATACTCTGCTTCACATAAGTCCTTAATCATATCGACAGCTTCGCCCATTTCCTCTGTATTGACATTCTCAATACCCTTATCAAGTTCAGATAGTGTCTTTTCGGTAAGGCACTCAACCATTTTGTGTATTCTTTCAATATGCATAGTTGTTTACCCCACTTTCTTAACCTATTCTGTTGATTGTGATATTTGCATTAGCAACACTGATAGCCTGTGTAGATGTATTCTTAACAGAGATTGCCTGACAGCAACCACAAGAAAGCCATACATCTGTAGCCATAGAAACATTGTTAAATGCTTCTGCTGCCGCTGGTGTTGAAATTGCAAGTGCTGATAAATCTGGTTCGCCCTCTATCGCAATCGCAAGGGATATAGGACCTGCTGTAGCACCTGCCGGTACTGCAATATTTCCATTAAATTCTACTCTGTACTTTGCCTTGCAAGTGTTAGTAGCGCCTTTGAGGTTGATTAATCCGCTTCCTGTTCTGTGCGAAATATATCCTTTGTTACATACAGATGTTGGTGTATCTGTAAATAATACATTTCCATTTACCGCAACTGTTTGTGTTGCAACATTTGAAAATTCAGCCATAATAAAAACCTCCTTATTTCATTTCTTCTATTGTTTTAGGTTTCTCTTCTTTTGAAGTTTTTACTCCCATTGAAACCATAGACTCTTTAAGCAATTCTGTATAATCTTTCTTTGCCATCTTATCTACTGTATCAGAAATTTCTGATACAGTTTTTAATTCATAGATATTAAGCTTATTAAAATCTATGCTTTTAATTGCTTCTATGAACTTATTTTTTAATTCTTCCATTTTAGAAACCTCCAGATAATTAAAATAAGGGCAAACATTATAGTCTGCCCTTTAAATTTAAGTAAAACTGCATAGCAGACATAATCTTTCGAGTTTTCTTTCGAGTTAAACTCGATACTTAACTCGATTAAATTGAGTTAAATCAAGTTAAATTGAATTAAACCGAGTTAAACCAAGAATTAAACCGATTAAAATTGATTAAGATACTTGTTAATTATTCAGTTGTTTAGCATCCGCAACCTGTATTGCATCCGCATCCGTAAGCATATCCGTAAAGGTTGCTTGCCGGGAATGATGGTACTGGTGTAGGTCTTACAGCGTCGATTATCTGATTTGTCTGCGCTGCCATTGTAGTAGTCAGAAGTGCATTCTGTCTATCCTGTGAAGCAGCTCTGCGTAAATCATTGTTCTCTGCCTGTAATGTTGCAATCTTGTCATTTGTTAAAAAATCAAGGATTGCCCTTGTTCCTGCCTGCTGGCTGTCGATAATATCTCTTGTATTATTATTCATTGTGTTCTGCAAAGCACAGGTGTTAGTTGCCATATTGTAGTTTACACCCTGAATAGCTTCTCTTGTCTCACAGCAACAGTTAGCAAGCTGTGACTGCAAAGCATTGGTATTCTGCATGTTAGCAACTGTATCAGCGTTAATAGCCTGCTGGATGCCATAACCGGTCTGCATAATGTTTGTATTTATGCCATTAAAGCCTGTGAGCATACTGTTGTTCATAGCATAGAAACCGTCGCAAAGTCCGTTAGAAATGCCATCTAACTTACTGACAACTGCCTGATTGTCGAAGCCTCTCTGAATATCAGCCTGTGTAGCCGCTGTCGCAACATAGCCACCGCCATTGTTGCCACCAAAACCGCCAAATCCACCATTACCCCATCCAAAGAGTAAAGCAAATACAACGATTATCCAAAGCCATCCACCATCAGCCCATCCGCCGTTATTGCCGTTGCCGTCAATATTAGCGACTAATGGCACGCTGGCACAATTTGAATTAAACATATTAGTTACCTCCATTAATTTATTCATAAAGATGTCACCCAGGTAATTTGCAAAGACATCTAATATGTTATTAATTATTAAATCTGCTTTTTATCTGATTAAATACATCATCTGCATTTAACCCTTTTTCCTTACATAAATTTCTAGCCATTTGTTCAATGCCTTGCATATTGCCTTGCTGTGCCATTTGCATTGTATTCTTCATCATTGGATTACTCATAAGCTGATTGTTCCCCATTATCTGCTGTATAAATTGTTGAGGACCACCTCTCATCATCTGAAAAATGTTAATTGGATTCATTCTTCATCACCGCCCTTGCTTTGAGTTCTCGAAGATTTTCTTTGTGTTCCTATAGATTTATCAAATCTATTTTCTAACTGCCCTATCTTCTCTGATAGTTCATCAAACTTATTCATAAACAGCTCTGTGCTTTCGTCTGACAGGTCAAATTTTGATTTTTTATCATTAGATGATAAATTGTTAGAGTTACTATCCAAACAAGGCTTATAAGTCAAAATGCGAGTTGTACAATTTGGTTGCCATTGTTTGCCGTAAATTTCTGTTCCGTCAGCCTTTGGGAAATAATAAATATTGCCATCCATAGGAATATCTACAGCCTTGACAGCCTCTATACTATCAACAATTTTTCCCATAACATTCTGTTGTGATGTTCCCGGCATTTGTGTCGGTAACATTTGCTCCTGTTGCTGGTATCTCTGTATATTTGCCATAGGATTGTATTGATATGTTCCATATTGCGGTACATATCCATTATTCATCATGGGTGTTGTCTGATAAGGATTGTTCATTGTCTGCCTCCTCTAAAACCTCTTCAATTGCGTGGATAACAAGAGATAATGTTACTAAGTCAAGTTTCTGTAATTCTTCTTTACTTAAAATCTTTTCTCTAACTTCATCAGAAAACATTTGCACTACCTCTCTTTCTGATTACATTTTTGCATAAAAAAAGACAGATTAACCGTCATGTTTCCGACAGTTATCCGCCAAAAATAAGCAAAAAAATAACGCCATTACGGCGTTTGCTAAACTTCTATGATTACTTTCTTGATTACCTCTTTATTTTCTTGCAAAAAGACGATGTTCAAAAAATCTCCTTTCATTCAGCGTTTATGCGGGTTTGCAGTGTTTCTTCTCCTTCAAAAAATAGCAGGGGATGAGAGAATCGAACTGCATTGGCCACTTCCTTGTTCTACTCTATTACTGGGCTTCTGACTTTGTGTCTTGATTACTTTGATTACTTTGTAATCAAAATCCTAATAATTGATAGCATTATTAACTTGCTCAATCTTAGTTCTATCAGTCTTATTACTGTAAATGTAATATTTTCTTGTTGTCTCAATGCTTGTATGCCCCATCATTTCTGTTATAACAGTGTCGCTCACGCAATTATCATACAAAGCAACACTGTATGCCCGGCGGACTTTGTGCGTGGAACGATAATTAATGTCTAGTGCCTTGCATATCTTATGCAGCTTTCTGTTAAATGCTTGTTCCTTTATACGCTCTCCCTTTTCTTCAAACATATAAGTTCCAAAAGGATTTAATCTGCGAATTGCCTTAACAGTATTTACAGCTTTATCTGGAATAATTATATCTCTTAATCCTGCGTCAGATTTAGGATAGTCGCTTACTATCTTAGCCCATTTCCCATTTTCATCTCTGACCTTAATTTCTGTTCTTTGTATAGAAATATAATGCTTAATAGTTCCATCTTTCAGTACAGTGTTGTGAATATCAGAAAACTTAAGTGATGATAACTCGCCAGCTCTCATTCCACACTCAAACATAAGTAATAATCCCAGGCTCCTTATATCATATCGTTGCCATAGATATTCTGTGATTCTTGGAATTTCATCCTCGAAATACACCTGTTCCTCTTTCTTTTTCACATTTTTAGTAAAAGCTCTGCGTGATAAATCCAAGTCTCCCATAAATTGTGTGATACTTAGATTAGTATACCCCTTTTTCTTGGCATATTTAAAAATGCCATTAATAAGGATTCGCATATCAGAATATGCCTTATGTGTAAGCTTACATTCGGCAATAACAGTCTTAATAAAGCATTCTAAGTCATCTTCTGTAATGTACTTGATTTTCTTATCTGCCATGTGATATGCTTCATTAGTGAAAAATCTGGCAAAGTTATCATTATACTTATCATATGATTGCTTCTTGATTTCGTGATATTCAAGTTTTTGGTCTACCCATTCCTTGAATACAGCCTTAACTAAAGGTTCATTAGCAAGTTTCTTGTAGTGTTCCACAATTCCATCTTCAAGAGACTCTTGCGTTGAACGCTTTAGCAGCTTTCTGCCGCTTGATGTGCTTTCGTCTGGCAAGTATGTATACCACTTCTTATCCTTCCCTTGCCAGATTTCATTATTGTGTGCTTTTAAATATTTTTTCCTTTCGTTCATTTCAATTTGTTTTTGAACATCGTCACGAGAGATAATACCATTCTCTAGTACATAATTCAACAACTCTTTGTCTGTTAATTCCAATCACAGCACACCCTTTCAATTTTATTTTTAATGTTCCTTATTCTCCTTTCAAGAGTTCTTTGCGATACGCATAATCGTGCAACTATCTCTTTTTGTGTAAAATTCCGAGAAAGAAGTTTGAATATTCTCTCTTCTTCCTCGGTAAAATTGGCATTTTTAATTATTCTTTCAAGTTCTGGCTTTGTAAAATCTGAAAATTTCATAAAGCCATTCTCCTTAATATTTAATTTTTATTTTTGTTTCTTCTTCTAACTGTTCAATAAGTTCTTTTGGGTCTATAAGTCCTGCATTGAAATCTTCATTGAATTTATCGACCTCATCAATAAGCCGTTCTAGTCGCTTATTTCCAAATCCAAACTTGTCATGCAGCACCCATAGCAGAATTATCAAGGCGTTACCAAACATTTCTTTATTTTCTTTATTCTTCTGCCTGTTTAATTGAACTCTCATCATTTGTTCCTGAAATCTTCGTTGTTCTGGCTTGCTCATTTTTTATCCTCGCTTCCTTGCTTTTCTTTACATAAACTAAAGACTTAATGTAATGCTCTTTGCATAATTTTGAATGATTATAAACCGGCTCACCGCAAAACCAGCATTTGCCATTGGCAACCCATTCTCTTTTTAGCTCAACCTTACAATCTTTTTGCTTATTGCGTTTTGCATTTCTTGCTTTAATGCGGCATTTTGTACAAGTTTTATATTTACCATCTGCCTTAACTTTACCGCATTTAACACACATTCCTTTTTCGGCTCGTCTTGTTCTGATTTTCTTCTGTTCAAGCCTATCTCTTGCCTTGAACTCTTCGGGATTAGCATTATACCTAGAAATCCTCTGAGAATATCTTTTTGCAGAACATTCAGGACAAACCCTTTCATCTCCCATAAGGTTATTATGCCGACATTTAGGACATATGCCATTATCTTGATACCAGTGTGCAAGTTCTTTTCTGTTTGCATTAATTCTTTCTCGGCAATCTCTGCATTTAAGTTTTTCTCCATTAAGTGGCTTCCCACATTCAACACATAATCCTGCCTCTTTCCGTTTATAGTACATTCTCATCTGTGGACTAATTTTTGGCGTTGCTTCCACTAAAATCAACCTCGCATTCTGTTAATTCTATCTTGCACTTCTTTAGGTGTTTCAATATATTCTTCTGCGTTTGTATTTTGACCGATAAGGGCATTTTCTTTAATTTGTAATGTATTTATATCTCTTTGGAATTTTTGCTCGATTTGAGCCTTATACGAATTTGCATTCGTCTTTTCGATAAGTGATTTGATATTGTCTGGCATACGATTTATTTCATTCGCACGCTTAACAACTGTTTCGTAAGTTCTTAGAAAATTTGATTGTATTACTGTTTCTATCGTCTGATAATCTGATGTCGCCCAGTTTTTGAGGTTATCAGGAATACCAACTGCCTGTCTGACTAACGGCGGTAGTTTGTTAAATTCTTCAATTGCCCCATAAGTACCATTCCTTAAAGCCTTGCTAACTAATCCCCACGCCGCCATTCCGTCAAGTTCCTGCGGCTGTGATACAAGTTGTATTTTAGCAACTATTTCTCCTACGCTTGGTGCAAATCCGCTTGTATTAGATGTAATATATGCTTTTAAAGCGACAGCCACTTGCTCGCAACTATATTCTTCTAACATCACTTGCCACGCATCAATTGTCCTTGATAAGTCTTCAGGTTTGAAATTCGGGTAGCAATCACACATAATGCGAATGATTTTAACTGTTTCTTCTCTTGTCATTGCTGCCTCCCTTCAATTGATTAGAAATAGTATCTAATTTGTCACATATAATAGCACTATTAATTGCGATTGTTTTTAAGAGTGATTCAATCTTTCCATTGTACGGATAATCACTTCTAAAATTTATTTTGTTGAGTGTATCATCTAATCTACTCATTCTTACCACCCCACCTTACACGTTATCCCAATCAATAGCACCCTTATTGAAATTCTGATTGCCTTGCTTTTCAGAAACGACATTCTGATTAAGGTAACTCTCAAACTTCGTGCCAAACAAGGTATCTGGTCTTAAATATCTTTCCCTTTCAGTTCCAAGCCATTCATTAACCTTTTTATCTATGACTGTGTAAAAATCCTGTTCAGTATATCCCTCTTTGATTCTTGCCCCGATATGCTTCTTAGTATTAGGTGTATTGTATCTATATCTGGTATTACATCTGTTATTTAAGTAACTAATAATATTTATATATATATTATTATCTATATTATCTTTCCTTTTATTTACTATATTATTATTAACAGAAACAGAATCAGATACAGTATCAGAAACAGTATCAGAAACAGATGTCTCCATAGGGTATGTATACCCTATGTATAGGGTATCATTTTTAATGGAATCAACCATATCATTAACATATTTTCTAAATTCGTCAGATTTAATATGTTTAGCAACTCCTAAAACTCCTGCCAAGACTTTCTCTGATTTGCTCCAGTTATACTTATACCAATGTAATATCAGCACTTCTTTAGTTTCTGAATCAAACTTAATAACCTTGTGTACCTTATCAAACCTTTCTAATAGCCTGATAATAGTATCTTTGTTATAACCCGTCTGCCTTGTCATTTGTGAATAACTAACCTCATAACACCCACATATATTTGTCTGTGGATTTGTTAGCAAATATATGTAGAAATACTTGTCCTCTGGCGTAAAATCATCTTCAACCTTGTTATCAGTCCAAAATGATAACTGAACATTTCTATATATTGCCATATCATTGCTCCTATTCTTCAAGTTCTGTCACATTGTTACTTCACTAAATCATTAATATTAACTCTGAATCCGTCAAATTCCTTGCCTTTACTTCTAACATAGGCAGACGTATCAAAGAACATCAAGTTGCCCTCGCTGTCTGTTGCCATACTCACACCATTCCTTGTAAGACTGCCTTTGAGTAGGCCAAGTAGAATCTGTATTTCCTGCTTTGTTTCGTCTTTCATACTGTATCTCCTTGGTTGATGTTTAAATTCTTAAACATAGCACACATAACATCTACAACAATGCTGTTTCCGAATTGCTTATACAACTGCGTGTTGCTGTTTACTGCTGCCATTTTGTCAATATCTTCATCAGATACACCCATCAGCCGTCCGCACTCTCTCGGTGTTAGCTTTCTGATACGATATTGTGTAGCAATATGGCTATTCGCATATCCGTGTGTGCCAGCTACAAGATTAGCTGATATGCCGTTATCAGAAACAACTGTACCGCATTGGGATCCATTGCTTGATATTTGACCGAGCTTTTGGATATTATTTTCAAGCAATAAATTATCTTTCTGTACACTTGTTAAGCAATTACTTGTACCTTGCATATTTACTTCTAATCTCTGCTCTGTTGGGTTTCCCACAGTTCTATCTGACGGATTATCAGGATTTCTGCCACGCATAGCAACTATTTGACTTTCAAGAATTTTCGGCTCTTGATTGCCACCTTGCATTGTACTCAATGTCGGACTGCACCCCCCCTACATCATAAATTCTGCCAGTTTGAGGATTACTGAAATTCTTTTCCTCTGCTATGTTACCTATTTGTATTACCTCCATAACACTTCTCGGCTCCTTATATTCTCTTGCGGTAATTGAGGGCATTATGTCCGTGTATGTTCTCCACTTGCCATTTTCAAGACCTCTTTGACTACCGTCTAAGATTATTTGTTCCATAAGTACAACTCCTAAATCGTGTTTTTCAGCTTTTACACACCGGGAAATACCCCCGATAATGCCTTTTTGAAATCTGTCTGAAACTTCTGTATATATGCTTCCTAATACTTCCATTCAATTACTCCATTCATAGATTGATTCCCAAAACCTTTATAATCCCTCGCCATAAGAGTTGTTGCAATATCAATTTGCTTTTCAATCTGCGTTGCTTGATTGCTTAACAACAAGGTTTCCGTCTGACCGCAAGTTTGATATTCCGCAGTCGTATCTTGCTTTGATACAGTTTGCAACTTCTCTCTGTTGTGGCTTATTGATTGTTCCGTCAATGCAAGTCTGTCTGTCTGTCTGTCTGTCTGTCTGTCTGTCTGTCTGTCTGTCTGTTGAGATTATGTTGTGGTAATGTGCCGTTGTCAATAAGCTGTTTTATCAGCTTGTCAGCCTTTTCATTGTTGATGTAATACTTTTCATCTACATTATCCTCGAGATAGTCTTTCAACTTCTTTTTGAGTGGTATAGGCTGTGGAAAATCATATGAGTAATTGCCAAGGAACGAAAACATAAAGCATCTGTTTCTGTTCTGCGCCACTCCATAATTTTTAGCATTCAAGTCTTGCCAATAATTTGTGTACCCTAAACTCTCCAAGAATCCCAACCACTTCTCAAAAACATTGATGTTTTTCTTGCTGTGTACTTGCGGTACATTCTCCATAAACAGTATTTGTGGCAGTTCTCCATTGCCATCTCTGATTTCGGTTAAAATCCTCTCAACTTCCCATAACAGACCGCTTCTTGTTCCACTACCTTTACTCATTCCCATTTGCTTTCCGGCGACAGACAGGTCTGTGCAAGGAAATGAGTAAGTCATCATATAGCAATACTTGTCTGCATCAACAATATTTAAGTCATCAGCGTGTACCTTTGTTATATCCATAGTTGGAAAGTTCGTTCCGTGTACTGCGTTATAACTTGCTATGGCATACTTATCAAACTCTACAACTCTGTAATGTTCAAATTTTGCACCTATCCGCTTTAGTGCCATTGCTTGACTTCCGTAGCCTGCGAACAACTCTATCAATCGGATAGGCTTTGTGATGCTGATAGGCTCTCTCATATAGTCAAATATGCTCATTTGATTATCACAAGAATAATTGTCAAAATTCATACTTTTTCTACCAAAAGGAAACCTCGGTTTTATGTGCGCACAACCTATTCCTTTCTTAGATTTTTCTTAGTTTTTCAAAACTTCTTTCATAGCAACTGCCATATCAAGAACTCCATTTATGTAGCTTATTGCTGCATAAGAAAAGTTCTTCGCTATTTCTAATTCACTATCTGTAAAATCGTAACTTGCAATTTTCAAAGCCTCATTGCCAATCAGCAACATTGCATTGTGATTTATTGCGTTTTCGTCAATCTTCATTCTTCAACTTCCTTTCTCTTAAAATCCTCACAAGCCACTGTTTTACTGCAAGCATAAAAATCTGCCCCAAACGGATTTCTTGTTCTCAAATAGCCAAACTCGCAAATGCTACAAAAGTGACTTCCCTCATTACTTTTACAATCATTAGGTTTATCTTCTTTCATTTCATCAAGTTTTCTATTCATGCAGTCATTATCTTTAGTAAGAGTATCTATCTTGTTCACAAGACGATGATATTCTTTATTACTTAAAATCTTCATTCTGAATCACTCCTTTATTTTTCTCCTGCAATGAGTAGTACCAAATTTTGATTTTCCGACATACTCATAGCAATCTACGCACTTCCATTTACCACTCTTTTTCGGTGTATCTGAACGTCCATAGTATCTATGGTTTTCGTTTGGATAATCGTTCCAACAATGACAGTCATAGTCTTTATTGATTATCTCCACCCACTTTCAATAAATCCATAAACTTCTCATACTGTTTCTGTGACACCTTATTGTTAGCCTTATCTTCTCTTAATTCGATTTTAAGGTGCTTTTCCGCTATATTGGATAATTCCCTTGCAAGGTTTTTTCTACCCTGCTGTATGCCGTCACGATAACCTTTAGAGGGCTTAAACTCATTTATCTTTTCTTTACCATCTCCTTGACCGCCCGCTGTCTTGTTGTATCTGCATTGATAACCTTTTTTGGTGTACTCCAAAATCCAGTACTGTTCCCATTTGTCTAGTTCGGATTCGGGATAGTAAAGTACATTCAACTTCCACCCATAAGGATTATTTCCGCTATAAAACCCTCTTTTTTTAATCGAAAGGTCTATATGCTGATATCCAATTAAGTGAGACACGCTTCTTTCAAGGCAATCTACACTCTGCCCTATGTAAAAATATTTGATACCGTTTTCATCTTCTCTAGTGTAAAAGTAGATACCGCTTTTATTTCTCATATCGGGGCATACGCTTAAGATTCTCTTCTTGTTATTATTCTTAATTTCATATAGCTGTTTATTATCCATAATTACACCTCTTAATTAAATGGTAATCCCTCGTCAGCTACACCATCTGGAATAGCCATAAAGCCATCATTACTGCTGTTACCGCCCATAATTCCATTACTGTTATTGCTCTGCTGATTAGTACGGCTTTCGCAGAACTCGTGTCTTTCAATAACACAATCATTTGTGTAAACTTTCTGTCCGTCCTTGTTGGTATAGTTGCCTGTCTGCCATCTGCCCTCAACAATAATCTTAGTTCCCTGGTGCAAATATTTCTCTGCAAGCTCTCCGTTCTTGCCAAATGCAATGCAGTTAATAAAGTCTGCTGCCTGTTCGCCCTCTTTCTTAAAAGCTCTGTCAACAGCTAATGTGTATCTTGCTAATGCCATACTTCCGTTGTTGCCCTGTGCGTATCTCACGTCAGGATTTCGTACCACTCGCCCACATAAAATTACACGATTCATCTAATTTTCCTCACTTTCTAATAACTCTTTATTGTCAAATATGTTGCCGATAGCTTCTACTTCACAACCACTTAATTGTTCAAAATTCATTATTGAGCAACCATATTGCTGATATTCAAAACAAGCTTCATCCTGTTTCCACGCAATCACATATTTTTCTTCTGTGAAATCACGACAAACAACAATGTCGTTTTCCCAAATCAGCTTGCCGTTCTTGTCTTTTAAGCCGGTACATTGGCAGATTGTGGATGGAACTACTTTGTACCATCCGTCTGTCTCTCCGCTAGAATAAAACATTGTGTTAGGCTCAAATATTAGATGAACTTCTTTGTCATACATATCTAAACCTTTTACATAATATCCTTGCACCCATTCTCCGTTATTAAGTCGCTTTGCTTTGAATAAATATCTATCTTCCATATTGTCTACCCCATTTGCAAATTCCTTTATGCTCATGAACTACGAAAAATAAACTTCCGGTTGGTTTCATGTAACTTAGCCTTTCCCCTGTCAGCTCGCATTTGTGTTTATGTTCGTTTAAATATTTGCATGTTTCGTTACAATACATATCTTTGTTCTCTCCTATTCCGCTTCTGATTGAAGCCACTCCATACAACTAGCTTCTCCCTCGTATTCCTCGCCGAATGTGTTTTTAAATTCGACAAGAAACTCTGCTAACTCTTCATCCGACATATTCCTCATCCTGTCGGCATTGGTCTGTTTGCTATCGCATCTGCAACAAGGCTCATTATCTCTTGAACTGTTGTTGTGCTGGCAGTTGCAGGTATTGTTGCTATCCTGTGCTTTTTGCTTATCAACCGCCTGTATTACCCACACCTTTTTAATTAGTCCCATTTCAGATGGAATTTTTGATAATTCATTCTTTAATTTTGATTTACTAATCAAATCATTCATTTTCTCCGCCTCTCAATTCTTTAAGTTTTTCCTCCGCTTCTGATTTTGTGAGGAATACTGTTTTCCCGATCATTGACAATAAGATTGTAAAATTTTTCTCACACTCTATGTAATCGCTTTCTGGTCCGGTCTCATCGTCAATCCATTCATGTAACCATTTTGCCTTAACAGCAATCTTCATCCAGTTTCTTTTTGCAAAGCGGAATGAAACAACTCGTGCCGGAAAATATAATGGAATCTTATTATCAATGTCCTCGTAACACTCCATATCCTCTATTGGGAGTATTGTGTTATCTACGTAAACTGTATCTCCCACCTTGCAAGGCAACTTAACAAGTCTGCCCTGTTCTTCTAAGTCCTCATATTCTTTCAGCTTTCTTAAATATTCAGCAACTTGTTTATGTTCCCAGTATCCCTTTATTGAATTGTTCATAGTTGATGTTTCGAGATACTTAACATCACAAGCTTTTTCGTACATCCTTGTATTTCTGTCGCAGTGCTCAATTATCTCATTAATCGTTAATCTCTCCATTACTGCTCCTTTCTACCACACTGGGTAATAATTTCCTTTATCATCCACAATCCACCAACCTGTGCTGTAAGTGTTAGTTAGTGGGTCATAGACTTTTCTGCCTTTAATCATTGTCAAAACTCCTATCTGTCATAATTTCAGAAAATCTCTTAGCAAGAATTTCTTTGATATTCTTTTCTACAAAATTGCCGATAGTTTTTTCAGTCCTATCTTTCACAAACTGTTCAAAAGAAACACCCTGTATCTTCCTGTCACTACTCCAGTTTGAAGCAGATATAAGTCTTTCAATTCTCTTGTCAACAATTTTTGTAATTTCTTCATCAAGATTTTTATAAATAACTTTCTCTACATATTCATCCATAGCAATCTTGACTTTTTCTTCAATTTCCTCGCTGTTGAGAGATATATTTAAAATCATTTTTGGTTCAGATTTCTTCATTTCAATTCTCCTTTCTAAAACGGACACTCACTAGGATTTTTCAAATCCCAGCTTTTTCTTACAACCGCAACATCCACATTTGCCCTATAAGCAACTTTCTTCATCTTCTCGATAAAACTATCCTTATCAGCATTTTCGCTTGATAAATGGCACATTATGACATTTTGTAGGCTGTCTGAATTGTTAGTCTTAACAAAATCGCAAGCTGTATCAATGGATAAGTGACCTCTGAAAACGTGATTAGCTTTTGGATTGTCGGTATCAACTAAATCCTTGTCGTAGTTCACGCCTAAGAGAATGTGGTTTATATCCTTGAACTTCCACTTAATAACTTCACAATCCGTTATGTAAAGCATTCTCCCCATTTCCTTGTGAGTAATCAGAAAGCCAAATATCGGGCAAGGTTCGCCATTTGCGTCTGTATGTGTCCATCTGCCATCTACTGTTGTTAGGTCAAACGCTCTTACAGTAAAATAAGAATTTGCTAGAAACTGATTCATAAGTAAGGCTTTGTATGGCTCACATATAGGAATACCCATAGTTTCAAAATCTTTTACTGACTTGCTGTGGTCAAGGTGTTTATGGGTGCATAACACACCCACAATACCTTTAATGTTCCAATCTAAGCCTTTTTTAATCTCCTTAATCGGTATTCCGCAATCAAGGATAAGTGTTTCTCCGTTGTCTGCCTGCAACAGATAGCAATTTCCTGCTGATGATGAGCCTAAGCAAGTTAATTTCATACTTCCACCTCATCATCTTTCGGGAACTGGAAATAAATATTTTCCTTTATTCCATTGACAATATTTGCTGATAACTTGAGATTACTTTCGTTGTTATCTACAAACATTAGCGCCTGTGCTACCCCTTGCGTAGTTGTGATAGTTGCTATGTATTCCCTATATGATTCCCTTAACATTTCCATAGCCTTTAAAGCCTTTTCTTTGCTTGAATACTCTGCAATAATTCCATTATAGATTTCATATGGCGGTGCTACGCATTCTCTGCAACAAGCAATTTTGTTATCTTTTGTTATTCCAAACACAAATTTCTCATAAGGCAAATCAACATTGCCATTTTGACTAATTATTCTCATGCTTATTGTCTCCTTTGGCTATTTCTAATATATCTGTAAGAGCAATAGTCCTATTAACAACATCCTTTCCTAGTCTTTCAACAAGTGTCGAATAAATGCAGCCAAATTCAGCCAACACTCCTTTTGCGTCTCCCTTTAAAATTACTTTCCTTTTTCGCTTTTAATCATGTTACATTCTCCTTTCTATTCTGCCTGCATAAATGGTGGCAATGTGCTGCCTGTTTGTTCTTCGGTTGCTTCTGTTGCTGTTGTATCAACATCTTCCTTGAACTCAACTGAATTGGCATTATCGGATATTTCTCTCGTTACCTCTGCCTGCATATTCTCAGCCGAATAACTCTTGTCTGTAAAATCTCCGTCAATAATCTCATCAGAAGTATATAATCCCATTGAAATTTCCGGGCAGTATCTTCTTGAAAAGAATGAGGCGGCACGATATGCAAGCATTACCTGTGGCATTGTTTTCCATTTGCTACCATTCTTGCCAACCCAACCCTCGGCAACTGCCATATCCATATCAACTACTGGTCCGTCAATTCTTTCTCCATTCTCAAATGCGTAGCACATACAGCTAAAAGGTTTTCCGTTTTTATCTGCTTTTTCCTCAAAATGTAAACTGCCGTCATACTTGTGGCTAGTATTTATCATTCCGATAAGTGCTTTTGCGTTCCACCCAGGTTTACCCTGTATTACATCAAGGTTCTGCATTACTAAAAATGGGCTTGTTTTCATTCTGATTGCAAGGTCAATCGCTATCATACAATTAGCCTCGCTTTTCTGATACTCTCTTGGAACTAATGTTGACTGCGATAATGCCTTTGCCATCTGATAAGCCATTGTGAAATTATCGGATGTTCCAAAAATTCCAAGGCTAAAATCTGTAACCTTGTTAATGTGCTGTACTGCTGTTTCTTCTTTCTTTTCTACTACTGCTGTTGTTTCTGCCATAATTAGTTTTCCTCCACTTCTTTAAATTCGCCATCTACCAGTTTATAGAATGTATCTTCCTTGATACGCTCTCCGTCAACGTATTCGGTCTTAACGCATTTAGGAATCCAAATGCAGAAGCCTTTTTTATCTTCATCATCCGTTCTTACCCATTCAGCAAGTGTTATCCAGCTACCTTTTTTAGCTTTTGCCTGCGACTGATACCCTGCTGCCATAACAACTGAATGTTTACCCTTGGATGTTATCTTTGCGTAATCTCCGCTTGAACCTATCTGTGCGGAATCTCCGCTTGAACCTATCTTTGCGTAATTTCCGCTTGAACCTATCTTTGCGGAATCTCCGCTTGAACCTATCTGTGCGGAATTTCCGCTTGAACCTATCTTTGCGGAATCTCCGCTTGAACCTATCTGTGCGTAATCTCCGCTTGAACCTATCTTTGCGTAATCTCCGCTTGAACCTATCTGTGCGTAATTTCCGCTTGAACCTATCTTTGCGTAATCTCCGCTTGAACCTATCTTTGCGTAATTTCCGCTTGAACCTATCT